GATAAATTTTGGTCCACGTGTGCTTTGGATAAAAATCCAAATATACCCATAGAAGTGATCAGCATCAACACCAACACTGCTATTGATAGATAGGTTCGTAACCACCAAGCCGCTTTGCTCCAATACTTATGAAGCCACACAGCCGTTACCAACTTACCTACTTCTAAAGCAGTACCCATTATAATGATTGGTACAGCCGCCGCGGCAAAAATTGCCACTAGCCCAGCCACTGAGTAATAGATTGCTACACCTGAAATGGTGATTGCTGTTAGAAATGTGATAAGTCCAAATAACATACTGTTTCCTTTTGTATGCTATATTTACCTACTTTTACCTAATAAATTGCCAACCGTGGTATGCAACATCCTTACAGGCAGTTTCCTTAAAGTCTCTTACTTTGTCTTTCTTTTTAATCTGTGTAAAAATAACCCTGCAATATCCACCACCGTGCGGATAACTTGCAACCACTTTTACGAAACCGTGTGTATCAGACTTCATATTGTGCCATGCAACCACTTTGCCTTCTTCCAAATTATCTAGAGCAAAGTACACAGCCTGATCCTGTTTCTCACGATCTTCATTGGTCAACTTGCCCATATTGTTTCGCATGAAGTTGTACCAAACTTCTACACCTGTACCAGCATGAGTATAATTATGACTTACACTCTTTTGACTGCTTAGGCTTTTAGTTGTGTTTGCGGTAGTTCCACAAGCAGTTAATAATAAACTACTTAATAGGATTAACCATTTCCCACGAACCATCAAATTTTTGACAGACATATCCTTTTTTCCTTATCCATTGTTGACTGATGTACATTTCAAACCAATATTCTTTGCATTCTTTGGCTATACCTGAATATGCCAAAAAGTCTTTCGCTCCGTCATCACATACTAGAGTTTCAACTGTTTGTTTATCAACAATTTCGCCTTTAGTATTTTTTACAATAACTGTCTCTGTTTTAGCATTACAGTATTGATCCGACCATGGACCGCCTGCTTCTGCAGATGAACTGATAACAAACAGTATTAAACCGAGTGCTAACATAACCAGAGCGATTGCGTATAATATTGCTTTCATATTATCTCTCAGATTGTTTTAAAACCTTATCCGAAGTGTTGCTGAGTTTTAACTTGCTTAATAACTTCTTGTTGTTTTTATCTTCAACAAGATTGATTATATTCTCAACATCTTTCTTGGATATCTTCATTAAAACAAATGATCTGTAATTGCTCTTCTCAGTGTTGTATATTGTTAATTTCTTTTCAACAGAATATGTTCTTAACACAGTCTGTTTAATCATATTAACAATTACATCTTGAGCTTCTACTGTTCCAGTCATTGACTCTGATGCACCTTTTTCTGAATAATTGATAGATGTTTTATTGTTCATCTCACCATTTATTCTATCAGTGATCTTCGCTTTTGCTTTAAGAACTGCCTTCTTCTGAGACATTTCCATATCTGGAGATACTGCTACTGCTACTGCATAATAGAAACCATCTCTAAAGATAAATCCCTCTTTGCCAGTATCTGCGTGGTTAAGATACCAAGCCGGTACCTTCTTTGCTTTTATGTTTTCTGTTGGTAACTGTACCATTCTACCTGAACAAGCAGTTAGAACAAAACCTAATACAAGTACCATTATTATATTAATGTGCCTTTTCATAAGCCTCCTTTGTAAGTTTAAATTATATATGAAATTGCCAAAATAGTCAAGCATTACCTACCAAAAATAAATGGCGTGTTCATTGACTTTTTGCAATTGATGTTACCAAAATATTATTTGAGTACCACGTATTCGAAGTTTTGAGTGGTTTCGTTCTTCTGAATTAATTTGGCACCGTTTCTTAAATGAAACTTCTCTGCCATTTCAGTGAGTGGCGATAGTGTCACCAACCTATTCAAATGATTCGAATGTTTAATCATTTTGTAAACTTCCTTCACAATCATTTTACCACCACCTTTTTTAAGACTCCATACAGTGTAAGCAATAGCAACAGATCCTTGTATTCCTGCTCTGTGTACTGACTGCATGGCGGCGTCTTTGCTTAACACATCCATTTCTTCAACAGTCTTTGGAATTTGGTTAGTGAATGCGAAACACATCACAGCCATAATATCTTCACCGTGTTTAAGTCCGTAAATTTTTCTACCGTATGAGGTTCTAAATTTTATATCCAGTTCAGGACGAACAGGATCTTTTGTACAATCTACTTCGTGCAATTCAACCAGCTCAGTTTTTTTAAGCCAATCAAAATCAAACCATTTTTTAATCTTCGCTGTTGTGGTCGTCATCGTCATACCCTCTTACTTTAATTAACACAGTTAATACAACCACTGAGACTATCATACCTAAAAAGAACAAACCTAATCCTGCTTCAACTTCCATTATGCTCCTTTATACTTTTCATTACCTTGATGCCATCCTATGTCTTCTATTTCTTCACTACAACATGTAGGACAACAATACCATTCTTCTAACGATTCATCTGTGTCTAATTCTTGTGCAACACCTCTCCATTTACAAGTCCAACAAATCCAATTCCATAATTCTTCTTGGTCTGACATTATTTGTTGCCTTTCATTAAGGATATCTCTGTCGCCGCCTTACGTCCTGTTATATCATCGTCATCAGCAAACACTGGCACTTGATTACTCTTGTGCATGGTTGCAATACCAATCAATCTACGTTCTCCTGTGTAACGCATTTCTTCTCTTTTACTGCCAGCACCTTTTTCCATCACAGGTACTTTGTCACCACAAGGTACTCCTTGTCTGTCTTCTATAGGTTCGATCACCAATGTTTCTGATTTCTTTTTTCTAAACTTAATCTTGTCCAACCCTCTCTCTTTTAACCATTCCTGGTGTTCCTCACGAGCTTTTCGCAGTGATGCTGTGTCGGGTAATCTGTGGTTGATTTTTTTAGGTTGTTTCAAAATAATAAATCCCATTCTAATATTGTATTGTGTTATTTACTGTTTGTCAAGTCTTCAATTTTTTGAAGTATGATCGTAGGATATTCTTCGTTAGTACTCCAAGCACTCAATCCAAACACCATTTTGGTAATATTGGGCTCGTATTTGTTTTGATCTCTTTCTGCTCTAAACTCTTTGTAAGCAGGATGTCTGTTTATGATTGCGATTACATCTTTTACACTCTGACATTTGGTTTCATATTTCTTAACACCAAATTTAGCATTAGGAATAGCCGCAGGTTTCATGTGTGGCACTTTATCTAGACTCCAAGTCCTTACACCAAACATTGCATTGCCTTCTGTGGCAAATCTACTTCTACCATAGTCTGATTCTATAATTGCCATTGCCACCAATATGTCTCTAGGTATTCTTTGATCCAACGGTAGTGTCCAGTTGATGTAGTCTATGCAGGTGTTCATTGCTTTAATATAAGTTTTAGGTCCATCGAATTTAAACTCGGGTTCATGTAGTCCAAAACTCTTTGCCATCTCTACCATTCTTTTGTCTTCTTGTTTACGAATCTTTTTCTCTACAATGCTGTTTGGATTGAATGTTCCGTAGGTGTATGCTAATAAAAGAACACCAGCCAATGCTAATACTTTGTAACAGAACACTTTTACTTTGCGTACAGTTTTTTTAGAGGGTGTGATTTTTTCAATCCCAGTTTTTACTTTGGTCTCGCATTTTAACACAACATCTGTGAGTTTTCTTTTATACCACATAGCCATATATAAAGTATATACTATTTCAAAAATAAATCAAGAGTTAATAAATCGCTATTTCTTTGAGTTTTTGAGATGCTGTTTGCAGATTTCGTACCAATATTGCCCACTTTCTCTCAACAATTCATTGTCAGTACGCAGACGTTCCATTCTCTTGTGCAGTAGGTTCCATTGATACTTTGAAATTACTGTGTTACTGTCTTGGAATTTGTCTATTCGTATGAGTACATCGTCTATGATGGGGCAAGTGATATCAGGCACTTTGGGTGCTTTCTTTTTCCACTTTTGCCAAGCAGTTGTTTTCTTTTTAAGTGTAGGCATAACAGTAATATTTAGATACTGCAATTATAAACTTAAATGAATACTTAATGAAAGTGAAATGTGGGAGCCGAAACTCCCACACTTGATCTGTTCTGTTGCCCGGTAGATCTACCGCCAAGTGGCCGGTATTAAGCGGCAACCAATTCCGCGTCAGCAAATATGCTAACTGGAACTGTCACTTCTGGTTTAAATGCGTTTGCATTTGTAAGATCCTTTACAGAGATCAGACTGATAAACTCCATGTGCTTTTATGCTCCGGTCGAAACCAAGTACACCCCCTCATAATAAACCAGATTATTATAAATGAGTGTTGGTGGAGGTGGAGGGAGTCGAACCCTCGTCCCAAAAGTGTATTGCACACACTTCAACGTCTACAGTGTATTTAAACAGATTATTGGGTAAATGTCAAGACTTAATTTTAATTGGAGACCATCTACCATCTTTGCTTCTTAACTTGTCAGAATGCTTTACTTCTATGGTGAATTTTTTGGAGTTTTTGAATTCCTTGCCATATGCGAAAGTGAACTCATGTCCGTGTTCAGTTGCAGACTGCCAATAGTGTTGGAAGTCGTTAATCACAATCTTATTCTTTTGTATTTTAACTGTCATATGCTTAATGTAGCATACACACACTAAAATGTCAAGCAGTGATTATTATTGATTGAAGTTTTTGATTACTTTGATATCAGTAGCAACTTGTCTATCTCTGAATTCTTGTAATTGGTATTCTACAACATCACCATCCATAACTTCTTTGAGGTTAGCGGCTTTAAGAGCAGAGATGTGTAAGAAAACGTCCTTGCCTTCTTCGTCTGGTGTAATGAATCCAAATCCTTTTGCTGAATTGAACCATTTTATTTTACCTGTTGCCATATTATTTTGTTTCTTGTTTTCTTATGATGTATTTATTATTTTTTTGAAAATTTGTGTGTTGTGTTGCGGATTTTTACACCCGCAACATCAATAAAATTACAATGAGTTTTTCTTCTCTTGTATTTCTTTTCTTCTTGTTTTAGTCGCTTTACCTAAAGTACCAAGAGCCTTTCTTGCTCTAGCCGCCGCCGCTTTAACACCCTTTGTTTCGAATGCTTCAGATTCAGCAATGTACGTTTCGTATGCTTCTTTTATTTCTTCATGAGTCGCCATGATTTTTCTCCTTTATAACGTTATAAATTTCAGCCCAACTTTTTACTCGTTGAACCGAATCCTTATCCTCATTATACATTGTATTGTGAGGAAGGTCAAGTAGCAATGCTACCAAACCCATATCATAACCTAACTGTGCATTAGCAGGTTTATCTTCTATCCAAAACGTTCCTTCCGGTATTTTAGATAGAGCTTCGTGTTTGTCTGCTCCTGTGTCTAAACATTCAATATGTTCGAACACATCACCAAACACTTGCTTAAGATTCTCTTCTCTCAACAGATTGGCTTTCTTATCCAATGTTTGACTGGTTATCACATAAAACTTATATCCTAGTTCTGCTATTTTTTTAACATTTTCAACAGCACCTTCCATAGGTTTTAATGACTTCATCCATGCACTTTCATTGAATATCTTTATAAGCACTTCGCATTGACCTTTGTTCATGTGATAGTTCATATTCACTTCATAATGATCACTGGCATGTTTAGGAAAGCCTTGAAATTCCATCCATTCGTCGAATGATTGCTCCCAATTGAGTAGCACTCCATCACAATCTATTGCTATAATTTTATTCATTATTTAGGTAACGTCAATCCTGTTGTACCTTCTCTGTACTGACGTGCCATACCATCTTCTGTTTCTGTGAAACACACAATATTATTTTTGTATATCTCTACATCAGCATTTTGAGGCACAGTGAACACAAACGGTCCAAGACCTATTCCTTTGTTAGGAATATTAACCACTGCTCTTGGTTTTGATATTTTAATTGAATCTTGTGTAATCTCAATCAATTTGGCTAACACTTCTTCGCCACTCATCAGTTTAATTGTGATAATATCTCCTTGTTGTAAACTAGGCATCGTCACCTCCTTGTTGATCAATCAGTGTTTTTAATTCTTGAAATCCACCAACGTGTTTTTCATCAACAAATATTTGAGGCACTGTTCTTGCTCCTGGAACTGCTTCTTGTAACTGTTGCACTGTCCACGTTCCGTGTGCTATGTTTCTTTCCTCAAACTCTATATTTTTTGATTTTAATAGGTTTTTTGCTTGTTCACAGTATGAACAACCTACGTTGCTCCATACAATCGCTTTAGTTATCTTTGACATTTGGTATCCTTATTGCTCCTATACCTTCTTTGTGAAGGTCTGTTATTTCTTTATCCGATGCTGTACCGTATATATGGTCATCACGTTCTCCTGCCATTGCTTTCCGAGCCTCTTTGGCAAAATCATCTCCAACATCTACACAGTTCTTTTCTACCCATGTCTTAAGATGTTGTAGAGTTGATCGACTGTTGTAAAATGCTGTGTTACTTTTTTTACTTTTGATCTTTTTTGATTTCAAATTTACATTTGGAGCCATTACTGCTCTTCGTACACCTGTGTTATCACATATTGGACAAGCAATCAGTTTTTTAGTTTTTTGATCCAGATACGATTTCTCTGATGCAAACCATCCTTCGAATTTATGATCTCTAGAACAGAGTAAATTATATTTGGGCATACCTAAGTGTAACTTCTTTTGAGGATAAAGTCAATGTTTATAGATGATGTTCTGGTGATTTACAGTCGACTGGTTGATTGTCTTTGTCCATGTACAGACTCAACAACCAAATTATTACTCCCATACCTATCAACACCCAGATGAATCTTTCTTCTGGAGAAGTTAACAAATATGTCAGAACTTCCATACCATTCATTGTGTTGAAGTCTACCATTATAATAAAAATTTCTTGAATTGACCTTTTTGTACGTCCTGTTTTATACCACCCACGATATAACTTTCTACTTCCGTCTCTTGAGGAGCCACCTGCATACCTTTTGAACTTAACCAATGCTGTGTCCAAGGTAGTGGATTTTGAGATGCTGATACATCGTAAATAGCATCGTACCCTAATGCTCTCAATCTTTTGTTAGCAATCCATTCAACATATTGACCTAGTAATTTTTCATTAAGACCTATAATTGATCCATCTTTAAACAAATGTTTTGCCCATGCTTTTTCTTCTTCCACACAGTCTTTGAACATTTGTATCACAGTCTTCTCTGTGCCTTTCATTGCTTTGGTCATTTCAGGATCATCTCCTTTTTGCCATGCTTTAATAACATTGGTAGACAAGTTTAAATGTGTTGCTTCATCTCTAGCAATCAATGAAAGTATCTTTGCTGATCCTTCCATCAGTTTAAGCTCGCCGAATGCGAATGTACAAGCAAATGATATATAAAATCTTAATCCTTCTAACAAGTTCACAGTGTTCATTGCATAATATAATTGTCGCTTTAAATCAAGTGTGTCCACTTTTTTGCCCACTTGATAGTCTAATGCCATCTTGCCAAACTTGTCGTACTCTTTTGTTACTGATTCTGCTCTCTTTAATATTTCTTTATCATCCAATATGGTGTCAAACACTTCTGCAGGATCTGAATAAATGTTCTTCATAATGTGTGTGTATGATCTTGAGTGTATTGTTTCAAAGAAATCCCAAGTAACAATACATCCTTCTAGTTCTGGATTAGAAACATATGGCAAGAACATAAGACTTGGTCCTCTACCTTGCACTGAATCCAACAGTGTTTGATATTTTAAATTTGATGTGAATATGTGTTTCTGTTCTGGTCTGAATGATTGGTAATCTGCTCTGTCTTTTTGTAACGAAACTTCTTCTGGTCTCCAAAAATATCCAATCATGGTCTGATTAAGTTTATCAAATTGTGGATATCTGAAATCGTCGTATCTCTGTATGCCACCATCTGCACCAAAGAACATGGGTTGTTTTAGATAATCTACTTTTTGTTTATTGAATACTGTTTTTGACATACTTATATTTATATTGCACACGCATCACACGTTTCATCATCCTCTAAATCTGCTAATTGTTCTTTAATTTTTTCTTCGTTATTCAGTTGTGCAGGTTCTACATCTAATCCTGCTGGTTGAACATCTTCTTCTTCACCTTTGAAGTCATAAGTGTTTTGATAGTAACTTGTTTTCCAACCAAGTTTGTATGCTGTTAGCATGTCCTGTGCCATCACTGAGATTGGAACTTCGTTGTTCTCAAAGTGTGTGGGATTGTAACTCCAGTTGCCTGATATGGCTTGATCAAAATATTTCTGCATCATGGCAACAACGTTGATATAACCTTCGTTGCTTGGCATGTCCCAAAGCAATGTGTAAGCATTCTTTAGTTTAGGGTAGCCTGGTGCTATCTGTTTTAGTGGACCTTTCTTACTTTTCTTAATTGCCATTAATGCTCTTGGTGGTTCTATACCATTTGTTTCGTTACTAACAACGGAAGAACTCTCACTTGGCATCTGTGCTGACAGTGTGCTGTGTCTTAGTCCATGTTTGGCTATGTCTTTTCTCAATGATTCCCATGCCATTCTCTGTTTGTGTGGCACGATCTTGTCCACATCTTTTTTGTAGTGGTCAATTGGCAACAAACCGTCTGCGTATTTTGTCTGTTTAAATCCTTCACAAGCACCTTTTTCCTGTGCTATTTTGTTAGATGCTTTTAATAGATAGAATTGAAATGCTTCAGACAATCTGTCCACAGAATCCCAAGCACCTTTATCATGATATTTGTGTCCTTGTTTTGCTAGGTAATGTGCTAATCCAATATATCCTATACCTAAACTTCTTCTTGATTTAGTGGATAGCTCTGCCGCTAACACAGGATAATCTTGATACTCTATAATTTCTTCCAATGCTCTAACAGTCAATTCACATAAGTTTTCTAAATCGTCAAGGTTGTTTAATTGTCCAACGTTGATTGCACTCAGTATACACAGTGCTATTTCTCCTTGCGAATCGTCTATTGAACTGATTGGTGTTGTGGGCAGTGTGATCTCTTGACACAAATTACTCATTGATACTTTGTCTTTGAATGAACTGTGTGAGTTACAATGATCCAAATTCATGACGTAGATACGTCCTGTTTCTGCTCTTTCTTTTAATAAATCAGAAAATAAATCTTGTGCTGGTATTGTCTTTTTATTAACTGATGAATCTTTTTCATATTTTTTATATAGTGCATCAAACTTGTCGGTACCAAATGCATCATATAATCCTGGTACATCGTGTGGTGAGAATAATGTGATGTCTTCATCGTTCATAAATCTTTCATAGAAAAGTTTTGTAATCTGTATTGAATAATCTAACTTACGCACTCTGTTGTCTTCTGTGCCTTTGTTGTTTTTAAGCACAAGAATGTCTTCAATCTCTTGGTGCCATATTGGAAAATGTACAGTTGCTGATCCACCACGTACTCCATTCTGGGTGCAACATCTCACAGTTGATTCGAACTTTTTAAGGAACGGAATCACTCCTGTGTGTTGAACCTCTCCACCTCTTATTTTTGCATTGATGCCTCTGATACGTCCTGCATTGATTCCTATGCCTGCTCTTCTGGCAACGTACAATCCTATTGCCATGTCGCTTGAAAATATTGAAGACAATGTATCGGCACTGTCTATCAGTACACATGAAGCAAACTGTCTGATAGGAGTTCTCACTCCTGCCATTACTGGTGTTGGAATATTAATCTTAAATGTTGATACAGCGTCATAGTATTTCTTAACATAACTTAATCTTGTTTTTGTTGGATATTCTGCAAACAGTGTTGCCGCAATCATCATGTACATGTCTTGTGGAGTTTCAAATAAATCTCCTGATGATCTATCTTGTACAAGATATTTGTCTACTACTTGTCTTAAACCTGCATATGTAAAATCAAGATCTCTTTCTCTCTTGATCCATGTGTTCATCTTTTTAATCTCTGATTTATTATATTTTTCCACAATGCCTTTATCGTACACACCTGCTTTAATATTTCTTAAAATTAATTTTAACAAAGGCATATATTCATATTGACCGTGTGCTTCTTTACGCACATCATATGAAAGTAATCTTGCCGCGGCGTATTGGTAGTTGGGTGCATCTAATGATATGAGATCATTTGCTGAACGTACTAAAATTTGTTGAACTTCTTTTGTGGTCATGCCATCATAGAATTGTATGTTGGCGTTAATTTCTATTTGTGATGAACTTACTCCTGCTAATCCTTCGCAGGCTTCTTCCACGACAAAATGAATTTTGTCAATGTCTAAAGGTTCTGACCGTCCGTCTCTTTTCTTAATTTTAATTGCAGATGTGTTAATGATTTGTTCCTTAGACGTATTCAATTCCATTATATTCCTATTCTTATTAATTCAATTCTATGTATTTATCGGTTCTTGTATATGGGTAGTATATTGCAGAATGTAGTTTTTGTCAAACTCTGAT